ATGCCAGCCGTAGACCTCTGGGCCCTGCTTGAGTCGTGGCGCGTGCACCTGCGCGCCGAGCGCAAGTCCCGCCAGACGATCAAGAGCTACACCACCGGCGTGACCCAGTACCTGGAGTACTGCGAGCGCGAGGAGCTGCCCGTGGCCATCGCTCGCGACGCCGTGGTGGCGTTCACCGCGGACCTCCTCGACCAGCGCGAGGCCACCACGGCCGTGGCGCGCCAGCTGGCGGTACGCCAGTTCTCCCGCTGGCTCGTCGAGGAGAAGGAGCTGCCCGAGGACGTCCTGCTCGGACTCAAGGCGCCATCGTTCGACGAGAAGCTCACCCCCCGGCTGACCGACGAGCAGTGCACGGCCCTGATCAAGGCGTGCAAGGGCTCCGACTTCCGCGATCGCCGCGACGAGGCGATCGTCCGGTTCATGCTGGAGGCGATCGTCCGGGCCGGCGAGGTGATCGGCCAGACGACCGACGACTTCGACCTCGGTCGCGGCGTGGCGCGCGTGGTCGGCAAGGGCCGGCGTGAGCGCCTGGTGCCGTTCAGCCCGCAGACCGCCCGGGCGATCGACCGCTACCAGCGGATGCGGCGCACCCACCGGCTCGCGGAGACACCGCGGATGTGGCTCGGTGAGCGGGGCACCGGATTCGGCTACCAGGGGCTGTACAGCACGCTGAAGTGGCGGGCCGAGCTGGCCGGGATCGCGGATTTCCACCCGCACCTGACCCGGCATACAGCCGCGCAGCGCTGGCGCGCGGCCGGCGGCTCGGAGGAAGGGCTGATGGCGGTCGGCGGCTGGAAGGACCGCGCCACGATGGCGCGCTACACCAGGGCAACTACCGCGCAACGCGCTCTCGATGAGGCACGCGGGCTGAACCTGGGCGACCTGTAGCCCCGCGGAATCAGGAACTCCCCCAGAGAACTCTAAAAGTGCGGGGGGGGGGGCGTCTGAAGCCTCTTTTCCCCGCCCGCCCCGTTACGGGTCGGACAGCTTCATGCTGCCGCTTGGAAGATGCACGCGTGCAGAACGTCGAGGACGTCGACGTTGATCGCACAGTCGTCCGGTGACGTCGGGTCGGTGCTCGGCGGCGCCGAGCTGGTGGTCGTTGTCGAGGAGTTCGCAGAGGGCGTCGGACCGGTCGGCAGGTTGGTCGGCGGAGTGCTGGCGGTGCTGCTGCTTCGCGAGTTTGTCGAGCGCGGGACGGCCGAGGCACCGCCGGGTGGCGTGGTCACGGTGGTCTGTGTCGACGTGGTCTGTCTGGTGATCGTTGCCGTCGTTGGTTCCGTCGGCGGTGGCGCGGACCGTGGCGGTGTCGGGGCCGGGCGGAGCACGAGGAGCGCGGCAACGGCCGCGCCGGCCGCGGCGAGTGCGACGCCGGCGGAGGTGGCTGGATGGTCGCGGAGCCAGCGGCCGAGCCAGGCGATGCCGCTGCCGAGGGCGACGAACACGGCGACGAGGCGGAGGTGCCGGCGGCGCCCGTCGTCATCGTCGTCGGGCGGCGGCTGGGTCGCGAGGGTCTGCGCGCGGACGTAGCTGAGCATCGAACGCCGGAAGCGCCGCATGTACCAGACGGCGTACGCGGAGGTGCCGATGGCGGCCACGCTCAGCCCGCTGACCAGGAGTATTACGAATAACATACTTGCACGTTGCACGCTAAAGAATCGGCGCGCGACCTGTTCGTGGAAGTTCGCGATTCACGTCAACTCTAACGGCCTAATTCGCGCAAATTGTCCACCACTCGTTCGGCCGAATGGCGGTGTCTACTCACCGAACCGGCGGTGTTCGCGCACCTGGTGCGCCCGGTGGAGATCGATGAACGCCCACCGCTCTTCGTCCGAGAGGTCAGGAAGGGCCCAGAGCTGACGCTCCGTGTCGTCGCGAAGGTCGGGGCCGGCGATATGAGTGACTCCGGCCAGCAGTGTCGGCTCGCCGCCCGCGAGTACAGCCTCAGCACTACCTGGCGCCCAGCCGACACCGCGCTCAATCGCGGCCAGTTTGGCTGGCCGGATCGCCATGTGGTCCAGCTCCAGACGCTGAAGGGTCTTGTCGGAGACGACAATGTGCTTCGCGAACGTGCGCCGCACCGGGAAACCTGCGGCCGTACGCGCGTCGATGACGTACGACGCGAGTCTCTTCCAATCTCTTCCGGCCACTCGCAAAGGATGCCCGGGCGGTCTCGAACTGTCCACCCGACAGGGCGGGCGGCGCCTCGACTGTCTCTTCAGATGCCTCATTGTGGCCTCCCCTCCAACTCTCTTCTTACCTCTTCTGACCTCTTCTGACAAGAGAAGCCACCAGTTCCGTCCACTCTTCTGTTGTCAACTGACCTCTTCTGTCCTATTCTGACCTCATGACCACCCGGAAGACGGAGCCCATTGGCCGGGCAATCCAGGAGGCGCGCGAGCGAAAGCGCATGTCGCGGACCGCCTTTGCGAAGGCCGTCGGACGCTCCTACCAGCACGTTTACAACGTCGAGACGGGCCGCAAGGGCACCAAGGCCGAGAGCTTGCACCTCTGGGCGGAAGTCCTCGGGGTGCCCTTCGAAGAGATCGCCGGAGCGAGCGCGTGAACTCTGCCACCCCGCGGCCGAACCCGGCCCCGCAGACGCCGACCCGCGAGCCGAACCCGACGTCGCACCCTCGCCCCGAGCGCCCTGTCCCGCCTCCGCGGCCGACCAAGTCGAGCCCGCGTGTGCGGAGTCCAGAGCAGCGGTCTCTGGCCGCTCGTGTCGCGGTCCACGCCAGCTGGGCCCAGACCACCGACCGGACGGCACGCACGGCGCCAGGCACGAAGGCATTCCTGGACCGCTTCGAGCGCCAGGTCGACCCGGACGGACAGCTCGACCCGGCCGAGCGCGCTCGGCGCGCGGCGCACGCGAGGAAGGCCTACTTCCTCGCCCTGGCCTTGAAGTCGGCCAAGGCCCGCGCGAAGCGCAAGGCCTCCTGATCTGCCGGCGGGCCGGACGTGCTCGCACCCCGCCCAGCCCGCCGGTGACCACTCCCCAGAAAAGAGCCTGCCCCGCGCCATGCCGGGCGCGGAGCAGGCAAGACCCGAGGAAGGACCCTCCTCTTGATCACCACGGATCTTACGGCCGACCAGCTGGAGCAGCTGGCCGCCCTGCTCGCCGACACCACGCCCGGCGCCGCCAGCTACCGCCCGCCGGTCGCCCGCGACATCGAGATCCTCCGCGGCCTGGAGACCGCCGGCCTGTCCCGCTGGACGCCGGACTGCGGATACGAGATCACCGCGGCGGGCCGCGACGTCGTCAAGGAGCACGCGTGGGACGCGGCCGACGGCGAGGCGTTCCTCCGCGAGGCCCCGTCCGCCCAGCTGCGCAAGACGATCCGCGACCTCAGGGCGTTCTTCCACGGCAGCACCGACCCGGTGCTGCGCGAGCGCGCCCTGGTCGACGTCGAAGCCATCCAGGACGAGCTCGACGCCCGCGCCGACAGCGAGAGCACCGGCCGCCACCGCGCGGTCCCGGCCGACGACCGGCCCACCGAGGCGATCGACCGCGTCGAGCTGCCGACCGAACCGATGCCGCTGAGCGGCACGCTGCCCGGCCTGCCGGTCGCCGAGGTGGTGTCGCCGGACTACGGCGAGAAGCTGCTGGCCGCCATCCAGGACACGCCGGGCCCGGACGACGTCGCCGAGTTCCTCGCCGAGCAGCACACCGCCGCCGAATGGGCCGAGCTGGAGGCCGACCTCGGCGACGACGACAGCCGCTGGGGCCCGCCCGTCGTGCCGGGCAGCGTGCTCGCCGTCAGCGTGGTCGCCGCCATCGTCGTCACCTGGTTCGCCGCCTGGCTGGTGATCGGCTGATGTCCGCCACCACCGTGCTCCTCACCCTCCCCGGCGACGTCGTCCGGAACGCCGTACGCGCGATGGTCCAGCTCGGCGCGGCCGCCGTCACCGTCCCGGCGCTGCTCGGCTCCGCCGGAACGCTCGGCGACTACCTCAAGACCTACGAGGCCGTCGCGCACGAGAACGAGCCGCACGCCTGCCCGTGGTGCCAGCACCGCGGCCACGTCGTCCGCTGGCGCGCCTACCCCGTGCTCGACCCCGGCCCCTGCCCGCCCGGCGACGTCCTCACCGACCTCGTCGAGGCGTGCTGGTGCTGCCTCTGGGGCACCGGCCCCGGCCCCCAGCGGCTCGCCGAGCCGCTCATGGACCGCCTGCAGCGCGAGGCCTTCGACGGCCGGGACGTCCACGTCGAGCACCTCGACCGCGACGGCCGCTGGACAAAATTCGAAACGAGGTTCTGATGTCCAAGATCGTCCAGGCGCTGAGCGCGCGGATCGGCTTCGCCGGGCTCGTCGCCTTCACCGTCGGCGCGGCGCTGCTCGGCGCCGTGGCCGGGTGCGACAAGGTCGCCGGCCAGCCGGAGCCCCGCCCGCCCTACACCGAGGACGCCGACAAGCCGGACTACCAGTGCGGCTACGACGGCAACGGCCGCTGCCCGTCCACACCGCCGCCGGTCCGCGCGTCGTGCGATGAGCCCGCCTCGTGGTGCCACCGCGGCGACGACGCCGAGGCCGTCCGGCGATGACCACCGCCAGGCCGAGGGACGCGCTCGACGACTACATCGCGCAGCTGCGCGAGGGATTCGACCGCGAGCGCGAAGCCATCCGCACGCACTCCATCGCGCTCGGCTACGCGATGGGCCGAATCAGCGAAGACGTCGCCCGCGGCGACTACTCGTCGTTCGACGACGCCAGGCCGTTCGCCGACTTCTACGAGCAGCACACCAACGGCCGCTGGGACGACCTCACCCGGCTCTACACCGAATTCCAGTCCAGAAAGGACGCCCCGAAGTGACCGACAATCTTTTGCAGCTCGCCGCCCTCGGCCTGCTCCGCGACCGCGCGAAGGCCGCCTACGACGCCCAGCGGGCCGTGGCCGAGAAGGACATGAAGCGCTCCGACCGCCTGAGCGTCTGGGACCCCGACGAGAAGATCTACCTCGGCGCGGTGTCGAAGAGCAACCCGGAGAAGACCGCCGGCGTCGGCGACGCCGAAGCGTTCTTCGACTGGGTCAAGGCCAACTACCCCGACGACGTCGACTGGGACATGGACATCGTCGGCCCGGACGACGAGGTGAAGGCCGTGCTCTACCAGCACGCCAAGCACCTCGTGAAGCTCAAGGAGATCGTCAAGCCCGCGTTCCGCGCGAAGGTCCTCGAGGCGTCGAACGCCGCGAAGGAACCGGCCGGGCCGGGCGGCGAGCTGGACATCCCCGGCATCATCATGTCCGCGGCCGCGTCGTCGAACGTGTCGTTCCGCCCGTCCCCGGACGCCGCCGCCACGCTGACCGAGCTGATCCGCAACGGCACCGTGAAGGTCCCGGACCTGCTCGACGTCCCGGACGCGCCGGACGGCGGCGAGTGAAGCCAGGCGTCAGCGACAAGCTGCGGGAGGAGTTCCCGGCCGAAGCGGTCGGGCTCCGCCCCGTCGTGGTCTGCCCGGCCTGCAAGGCAACCGACGTCGAGTGCGGCAAGCACCAGCCCGCCGTCCTCTGCACCACCTGCGGGGCCACCGCGCCGGAAGGGCACGAGCACCTCGAGTACATCGGCCACGCCTGGGTCCGCGAGCGCTTCACCCAGGCCGACCCGGACTGGAACTGGGAACCGGTCGCGACCGACGAGCACGGCCTCCCGAAGTTCGACAAGCACGGCGGTCTCTGGATCAAGCTCACGATCGGTGACCGGACCGTGCTCGGCTACGGCGACGCCCCCGGCGCCTTCGGCGGCAACGCCGTGAAAGAGGCGATCGGCGACGCGTTCCGCAACGCCGGCCAGAACTTCGGCGTGGCGCTGGAGATGTGGAAACGCCGCGGCACGACCACCACCGCGGCCACGCCGGCCATCGACGAGGACCCGCGGCGCGCGAAGCAGCTGCGCGACGAGGTGCTCAAGCACTGCCAGCGCAAGGGCCGCAACTTCGGCCAGGTCGTCGGCGCGTTCCGGAAGTGGTGCCACGGCGAGCACGAGTGGCGCGACGCGCCCGCCCGCGTCCTGTTGGCCTACAAGGAACACCTGGGGATCCCGTGAACGAGACGACGTGCCGCCGGGTCGTCCGCCAGCGCAGCAACGGCGGCTGCGAGGTCCGCGTCACCGGCGTGTGCCTCGGCCGGGCGACGAACTTCCAGCACCGCAAGAACCGCTCCCAGGGCGGCCGCTGGACGCCGCCTAACGGCCTCGACGTGTGCGGGACCGGCACCACCGGGTGCCACGGCTACATCCACGCCCACCCCGAAGAGGCCTACCGCCGCGGCTGGTCCGTCCCCTCGTGGGCCGACCCGCTCGAGGTGCCGTTCGAGCACCCGGACTACGGCCTGGTCCTGCTCGACGAGGCCGGTGACTACCACTTCCACCGCGAACCCGCCCAGGAGGCATCGTGACGACCACAGCGGACGACCTCGTCCCGACCACCTTCTTCATCCCCGGACTGCGGTTCCGCGGCCAGCTCGCCGACGGCGACTTCGCGATCATCGCCCACAACGCCCTCGGGGCCGTCGAGCTGAGCTGGCTCTCCTGCGGGAACCCCGCCCCGCGCTCCGGCCAGCTGATCATCCACTCCGGACAGTCCCGGACCGTGGCCGGCCTCGACGAGAGCTTCACGAAGGTCTGCAAGGTCCTCGGCGGCCGCTGCTACGCCACCACCAGCACCGCCCGCTACCGCGAGACCTTCCGCCCGCTGCTCGCCACCGGCGACATGCGCGCGGTCTGCCGCGAGCTGGCGGGCTGGCACGCCGAGGCCTTCGCCGGAACCCGGGTGACGGCATGACCGCCACGCTCGCCCCGGCCGCCGACCTGGAGGGCGTCGTCCGCCGCGCCGACGACCGCTGGGCGCGCCGCCACGGCGACGAGCCCGCCGCCCCGGAGTACCTGCGCCAGATCGTCGACGCCGTCCGGCCGCTGCTCGGCCAGCCCGTCGCCGCCCCGGCCGACGGCGACCAGGTGCAGCAACTGCGGGACGACAAGCAGCGCCTCGGCGACCTCGTCGCCGAGCTGCGCAAGGACGTCGAGGCCCGGGACCGCACCATCGACTCGCAGAAGGCCACCGTCGAGCAGGCGAAGGCGGAGCTTGCCAGCGCACGCCGAGCCGCCGCCGCGAAGCTCGCCGCGGCCGACGCCGACGTCGAGCGCCTCACCGCGCAGGTGACCGAGCTGGACACCCAGGTGCAGGCCCGCGGCGCGATCATCGAGCGCCGCGACGCCGACATCGCCCAGCTGCACGCCAACGTCGACGAGCTGCGCCGCAAGCTCGACGCCGCCGAGCAGGCCACACCGCCGCACCAGCACCGGTACCTGGTCGACGCCCCCGGCACCGAGCCGCAGGCCTGCGAGTGCGGGCACCCGTACCCGCGCGCCGTCGTCCCGACGGAGCCGGTGAAGCCGTCGCCGCCGGAACCCTGGGCGAAGCTGTTCGGCCAGATCCGCGCCGAGGCCAAGACGGCGGGGTGGAAGGCATGACCGAGCTGAAAGCGCTCCACGCGCACGGCCTCACCCACCACCAGACCGGCCCGCTCCGCGACGCCGGGCACGACACCGTCGAGCGCGTCGCCTACCTCGTCGACGCCCACCGCGCCGCTCCGGCGGTGCAGTCGGCGCTCTCCCGCGTCACCGGCCTCGGCCCGCGCCGGGTCGAGATGGTCTGCGATGCCGTCGACAGCTGGCGCGCCGGAGCCGGGTCATGACCGCGGCCGCGCGGCGGCCCGCCGCGCGCTACCAGGCCGTGCTCCTGATCCGCCCCGAAGCGTGGCAGACGGTCGTCCGCTGGCTGCCTCGGTCCGGTCTGGCGAGCACGTCGCTGGCCAGCCCCGACACCGTGCCCCGGTTCGAACTCACCCCGGCCGCCGGCCGAAAACGCGACCTCTCCGACCGGGAAGTCGACGTCCTCGAGCTGATCGCGGAAGGCCTGCAAAACCCGGACATCGCCGGCCACCTGAAGGTCTCGGTCGACACGGTGAAGACGCACACCAAGAGCATCTACCGGAAGTTCGGCGTGCACAGCCGCGCGCACGCCGTCCACATCGGATACCAGCGCGGAATCCTCGGCGGTGCCTCGTGATGCGCGCGCTCCGGACGGTCGCCTACTGGATCCGCTACGCCCTCCGCCCGTCGTCGGTCCACTGGACCATGCGCGACAACGACGACTGGGAGTACGCGTGCGGCTGGGAAACGGAAGAGGACGCGTGACCACCCGCTGCCAGCGCCCCCGCTGCGGGCGCAAGCTGACGTCCCCGCAGAGCCAACGCCTCGGCTACGGCCCGGTCTGCTACCGCAAGACCTTCGGCCGCCCGGCCCCGGTCCGCGGCGGCGACCCGGTCGGCCCGGCCGCGCTGTTCGAGCTGCCCGGCGCGCCGATCCCGCCGCCGCGGAAGCTGAGCCCCGACCGGCGACGCACGAAGCGGCAGGCCGAGGCGATCAGCCTCGGCTACCACCCGCTCGGCGTCGCGCTGCGCGTGCCGATCCCGCTGCACCCGGCCGCCGCGCCGGTCGACCGCAAGGCGGCCGGGCTGCGGTGCGGCAGCTGCCTGCACCGCGTCGCCCCGCACCGCGACACCGCCCGGGTCTACCCGAAGTGCAACTTCGGCGGGGACTGGCGAAGAGCCACCGGCGGCGCCGGCACCGACGTCCGCGCCTGGTGGCCCGCCTGCCACGACTACCGCCCCGCCCCGGCACACCGCCTTCAAGCCTGACCCGCACACCCCACAGCCGCCGTCGGCCGGGCTGGACTTCCCCGCCAGCCCGCCCGACGGCCCCAACCACACGGAGGTGAGCCCGGTGAACCAGCACCGCGAACAACCTGCCCTGACCCACCTCCTCAAGCCCGCCGAGCCGGTGGCATGACGGCCGTGCTCAGTGACAACGATGGCGCCCCGACGCCGGTCGGCCGGTTCGAATGGGAGCGGATCCTCCGGCGCATCGCGATGCCGGACGCCCTCGCGCGCCTGGCCTTCACGCTCGCCACCTACGCCGACGCTGACGGCTCCCGTGTCCGCCCTGGCGTCGACCAGCTGGCCGCCGACACCGACAAGGCCCCGCGGAGCGTGAAGCGCCTCCTCGCGGAGCTGAGGGACGGCTACGGGCTCATCGCGCAGATCTCGCGCGGCGGCGGCCGGAACGGCAAGGGCCGGGCCGCGGAGTACCGGTTGGTGTTCCCCGCCGATCTCCTCGAGCGCGTCGAGCTGTCGCCGCTGCCGACCGTTTCAGGGGCCACCCACGTGGCCCCTGAAACCGAACCGTCCCTTGTGGACACACCCGATTCAGGGGCCACCCAGGTGTCCCCTCAACCGGCAGATTCAGGGGACACCCAGATGGCCCCTGAAAACGACTTTCAGGGGCCAGATCCGGCCACTTCGGACGGATTGAGGGGCCAAATTCGATCTTTGACGGGCCAGCCATGCATGGCCCACTACCACCCACGTGACCAACCACCACAAGACGACCACCCACTTGGTCACCACCCGACGCAACCACCGAACGCCCGCGCGAGCCCGACGCCCGCCAAGTGCCCGCACGGACTGCCCAACCACAAGCGCAACGACGGCAAGCCGAGCTGCTTCGCCTGCCGCCGCGGCCTTCCCTCCGGAAAGGAGCCAGCGTGATCCCCAAGACCGACGTCGCGCTCACGCCGGCCGAGCGAGCGCGCTGGGAACTCACGAAGGCCGCCGCGGCGCTCGTGCGCGACCACGGCGTCTCGCCCGACCTCGTGATGCTCGACGCCCGCGAGGGCTGCGACCACGCCGCCAACTACCTCCGCCGCCGAAAGGAACTGGGCCTGTGACCGAGATCCTCGCCGTCCGCCCGTGGGGCAACGGCACCACGATCCACCTGTACAGCGCGGGCTACCAGCCCGGCAAGAAGAAGCGCCACCCGGCCGACGCGGTGCTCTGCAACGGCTTCGGCACCACCCGCAACCGCGACCTCGTGCCGATCTCCGAGGCGCTCGGCTGGACCACGGCCGCGCACCGGCACGACGACGGCTGCGGACACGCGCCCTGGCGCTGGTGCCGGCCGTGCCTCGGCCACGCCGCCGTCCTCGCCGGGATGGCCGACGAGGCCGCCGCGGCGATCGCGAAGCACCTGCAGACCGCGAGCGGTGCGCCGTGATGAGCCACGACCGCACCGGCGACGTCATCGACGACGAGCCGCCCGCGATCCCGACCCACGACCCGCGTTGCGACGGCCGCGGCTGGGTCGACCGCGACGGCGACCCCGCAATCCCTTGCTACGACTGCAAACCCAACCTCCGCCCCGCCGAACTGCGCCGAGCCCTCCTCGACGCCGACAAACGAAGGGAAAACCCATGACCGAGTACACCAAGGTCGTCATCGAGTCCGACCGGCGCGGCCGGATCAACATCAGCTGCGAGGACGACCGCGGCTACGGCCACGGCCACCGCTTGGCCGGCCCGAAGTACGCCGGCGACGACACGCCGCCGCTGGCCCGCGTGGAGCTCGACGAGCGCGACGTGGCGGAGATCCGCTCGTACCTGGCGATCTGGGACGAGATCCACGGCAAGGCGAACGCCGCGCTGCCGTTCACCTCCAACGACGTCGGCAAGCGGATCCGCTTCCCGCACACCGGCAGCGTGGACGTGGTCCTCGCCGTCGACGAGGCCGCCGAGACCCTGACGTTCGCGGTGCCAGACGACCACGACGACAACGCGACCGAGTCGTTCGCCGACCTCGTCGCAGTGGACGCCGAGGTGCTGCGCTGATGACTGGCTGGCACGAACGCATCCTGGTCTCCTTCGACCTGGAGACCACCGGCGTGGACGTCGAGACCGCGCGGATCGTGACCGCTGCGGTGGTCACGATCAACCCGATCGCCGGGTCTGTCGACACCCAGCAGTGGCTCGCCGACCCGGGCGTCGAGATCCCGGAACAGGCCGCCGCGGTGCACGGCATCACGACCGAGATGGCCCGCGCCAGCGGCCGCCCGGCCGCCGAGGTCGCCGCCGAGATCGCCGCGGCCCTCGACGCCGGCTGGCGCGCGGGCGGCACGCTGGTGGTCTTCAACGCCCCCTACGACCTGAGCCTCTTCGGCCACGAGATGGCGCGCCACGGCGTCACGGTCGGCGGCGAGCAGCTGCAGCTAGGCCCGGTCGTCGACCCGATGTGCCTGGACAAGCACTACGACCGGTACCGGCCCGGCTCCCGGAAGCTCACCGCGGTGGCCGCGCACTACGGCATCCAGCTGTCCGAACTGGACGCACACGGCGCCGCGGCCGACGCGCTCGCCGCCGCCCGCGTCGCCTGGAAGCTCGCCCGCTGCTACCCGCAGCTCGGCGCGATGACCCACGAGGAGCTGCACACCAACCAGGTCGCCTGGTACCGCGAGCAGGCCGAGGGCCTGGCCAAGTACTTCCGCCAGCAGGGCAAGGACGACCACGTCCCCACCGAGTGGCCGATCCGCCCGATTCTCGCGGAGGCGGCCCGTGGCTGACGACACCTGCCGCGCCTACGACGTCGACGGCGAGCCCGTCCGCGTCCACGGCGGACAGCCGCTCGACGACGCCGGCCAGGCCGCGCTCGGCGAGGTCGTCCGCGCGGCCAAGGAGAAGCTCGCGACCGAGGACCCGCACCTCGCCGTCCGCCAGGAGCTCGTCATGGCCGGCCTGGCCGCCATCCGCTGCATTCCCGACGGCGAGATCCACACCAAGCACTGCACCATCCACAACGGTGCGCAGGTCAAAGCCCGACTCAGGGCCGCGATCACCGCCGCCCGCACCGCCCTGGAGGCACCGTGACCGACCCGGACACCCGCACCGACGAAGAGGTCCTGGACGACCTGATCCGCGACGACGGCCCGCCCGTCCGCAGCTGGTCCGCGCACCCGCACTTTGAGCGCCTGGTCCCCGCGGCCGAGCCCTGGACGCCGCCCGCGCGCCGGCCCCGCCCGGCGACCGGCTGGCCGAAGACCGGCACCCTCGGCGCCTACCAGACGATGGACGTCGACACCGAGCCGCCCGCCGAGCGCCCGCCGCTCGCCGTGCACCACGTCGCCGCCCAGCTCGCGGTCAGCATCGGCCAGCTGGAGTGGCCGTCGGGCCCGCCGGCGACCGAGGACCAGGCTGCCGCGTTCCAGGCTGTCGAAGACGCGGCCCGCGAGCACCTCGCCGCCCACGCCCAGGCGTACCACCGCAACATCGAGGCCGCCATGCTGGGCATCTCGCCCGCGCCCCGCCGCGGCTGGTTCGCCCGTGCGATCGGCTGGTTCCGCCGATGACCGGGCGCGAGGAGCTCGTCGAGCTGCTCAAGGCCGCCGACACGGCGCGCTGGGGCGGTCCGCAGGTGACGTTCGAGGGCATGGACGTGCCCTACGACCACTTCGCCGACGCGATCCTCGCCGCCGGCTGGCGGCCGACCACCCGATGCGTGAACGACGCGAACGGAGACGGAGACTGCGCCGCCTGCGCGCGCAACCCGGACGCCCCGTGTCGCCAGCCGTTCGCGCCGCTGCCCGACAGCGAGACCGAGGGCCCGTCCCCGTGGGACGCCTACGTCAAGGCGTTCCGCGAGTACCAGGAGACGGACCCGCACGGGGCAGCCGCGCACCCGACGGCGCACCACATGCACGCCCTGGAGGCGGCGCTGCGAGTGGCCACGTCACCGCCGCCCGCGCCTCGGGTGTTCCTCCCGGGCGACACCGTGCCCGCGGGCATGGCGGTAGTGAACCACGTCGGAGGCGTCTGGCGGCACCACGCGGATCGAGTGGTCAAGACCGGCTACGCCCTGGAGATCTTCCTACCGTCCCCGGAGGAGCGCGACCACGTCGCGGCCGCCGCCATCCGGGCCCGCGACGAGGGCAAGGAGCAGCAGCCATGACCACAACCTCCGTCCCGGCGACCGGTCCGCGCGACCGGTCGCGTCCGGCTCTCGCGCGTTCTACGGCCGCGGCGGTGTGCGTCGTCCGCGGCTGCACCCGCCCGGTCTACACCGGCAAGGCGTGCCCCGATTGTGTGACCGAACTCGGCGCGCAGCTGCGCGAGCTCGGCGAGTACCCGCTGGTCCTGCGGCACATGAAGGAACCGGTCCGCGGCGCGGCCGGCCGGGGCTCGCCCGGGTACGGATCGCGGCCGCCGCTCCGGCTCGACGTGCTGGCCGCGCTGGACCCGCGCACGCTGCCGACGCCGGAGGACGACGTGTGGTCGATCTGGGGCACCCTCGACCGGATCGCCGCTTGGATCGCCGCCGAGCGCGGCGAGCAGCCCCGCGGGCTCTGGTACGTCCTCACCCAGCTCCAGTGGGCCGCCGGACAGGAAGAGTTCGGCGACGTCGCCGACGCCATCCAGGAGCTGCACCGGCGAGCGCAGGGCCTGGCGCACGACCGGCCGGAGGCCACGCTCGGCGACTGCACCCGGTGCGGCGGCCAGGTCCTCCCGGAGGGCGCGGGCGGGCGCTGCGAGGTCTGCGCCCGCCCGTACGTCGGGCTCGGCCTGGTGAAGCTCCGCCGAGCCCAGGACGCTGCGGCATGATGGGCGCCGTGGATGACCTGGTGACGTGGCTGCGAGCCCAGATCGACGAAGACGAGCGCGAGCAGGCGTACCTCGTCGGGCGCGTTGGGCGCGCGCTCGCCGACGCTGACCTGGAGACCTACCCGGGCGCGTACGAAGCGCGGAAGGAGTACTACGACGGGCTGGCCGAGACCGCGCTCAAGGCGGCCGGCAGCGACCCGGCTCGCGTGCTCCCCGAGGTCGAGGCCAAGCGGAAGATCATCGAGGCGTACGAACGCGTATCCGGCGAGCAACGCGTGGACGAACGCGCGCTCATGACCGCACTGAAGGCTGGAGCGCTCCGGGACATCCCACAGCGCCAAGAGGCCCACCGTGACACGCTCGGCCGGAGGCGGGGGCTGGAGTTGGCCGTTCGCCTGCTGGCCCTGCCGTACGCGGATCGGCCGGGCTACCTGGAGGCCTGGAGGCCGTAACCGCGGTGCCCGCCGGGTCGCGCTCGGCGGGCACCGCGGCCTACATTCGAGGCATGGCTGACAACGAGCACCACCACGTGCCGACCCGCGAGGTCGTCGGCCTGGCGCCGGTCGACCCGCTCATCGCGTTCTACTGGGCCCGCCTCGACGAAGCCGAGACGAAGGCGCGCGCCGCGGCCCAGACCTTCGGCGGCGCTCCGGATTGGCAGTTCCAGAGGCTGACCGACGACGACTTCGGGACGGACTACTTCCTGCACGTCGCCGACCGCACGATCCCGGCCGCTACCCGGCCCGGCGAAGAGGACACCGGCCCCTTCGTGGCCTCGGAACTCGCCCTCATCGCCGACCGCGACCCGCAGGCCGTGCTCGACGACGTGGGAGCGAAGAAGGCGATCCTCGACGACTACGCGCGGTACTGCGCCGACGTCGACAACCCGGCCCGTGAGCTGATCTGCCAGGTCACCCGCGACGTCATCAAGCGCCTGGCGACCGTCTACGCCGGACACCCCGACTACGACCCCGCGTGGCGACCGTGACCAGCCCGACTGACCCCCCGCGGTTCGAGGTCGGCACGAAGCTCCGCCGCCGGGAGACCGGCACGGTGACCGAGATCGTCGCCGACTACCACCACCACCCGAACGTCATGAAGACCGCGCAGATCACCGACGACCGGTACTACGTCATCGAGACCAACGGGTACCGGAGCGTTGCCTTCCACGGCGTCCTGGCGCAGTACAGCGACGTGATCTACCGCCCCGGAGACGACGAGCCGGCCGAGCCTGACGAGGGTGCGTGGTGAAGCGCGTCCCCGCGCGCCTGGCGGTGCTGCTGCTGCACCAGCAGGCCGACGCGTCCGGCGACGACCGCTACCGCATCGGGCCGGCCACCCTCCGCAAGTGGGTCGAGCGCGGGCACCTCACCCGAGGTGACGGCGGTTACGACCTCGGCGAGCTGCTGGCCTACCTCGAGCGCCGCGATGGTGTGATCGAGGCATGACCGACCAGACCACCGCGCCGCCGAAGTACCCGACCTGCTCCAAGTGCGGCGAGAAGCCCGCCGGGCCCGGCGGCATCCTCTGCCCCGCGTGCCTGACCGCGATCAAGGCCGTGCGGCTGCCGGACTGACCGCGACACCCCCGACCGGGCCCCGGTGCTTGGCCCAGGTGATCACGTGTGTCACGCTTTCTGCGGGCGGAGCTATGCCCATCAGCCGTCATCGGCGCAACCCCCAGGAGCGAGCTGTGGCCTTCTACGTCCGGAAGCGTGAAGCGGAACAGTGGACCGGCGACAACTTCGACAAGGTGCTCGGCGTGCTCAGCCGCCGCGTCGTCGGTCTCAACGCCGGCCAGCCCGTCGAGGCCAACGGCGTGATCACCGTCCCGTCCACGATGGGCGACTTCACCCTCAACGTCGGCGACTGGATCGTCACCGACGACCTCTTCGGCGAGTTCCTGTCCGACGAGGAGTTCCACAAGCAGTACGACCCCGCCCCCGCGCCCGCGTAGGCAGGCCCGCAGCTACCCCTTTGGTGACGCCGTAACCCGGGATCGGCTCCGGGATCACGCAGCCCCCGCCGGGCGCCCTCGGCGGGGGCTGCGCTGTACCCGGGGCTGCCGGGCTGAGTCCGGCAGAGCCCTCGGCCCAGGCCCGCGCACGGGCAGGACGTGGAGGGCAACCCCGAGACCAGCTGGAGGTGATCACGTGGCCAGAGCGCGCCCGATCACCGACGAGGACAAGCGCCGCGTCCGCGACCTCCACGCCGCCGGCGAGTCCCGCAACGCCATCGCGAAGGCCATCGGCCGCTCCGGCGCCACGGTCTCGAAGATCGCCGACGAGCTGGAGCTGAGCTTCGACCGCGAGGCCGTGCGGGCCGCCACCGAGGCCAAGGTCGCCGACGCCCGCGCGCGCCGGGCCGCGCTGATGCTGGACCTGCTCGACGACGCCGCGCGGCTGCGGGCGCAGCTGTGGACGCCGCACACGTACGTCGACCACGGCGGCAAGGACTTCGTCCGCGAGGTCTGGACGCAGCCGGAGCCGACCGCCCAGGACAAGCTCAAGCTGATGCAGGCCACCGCCACTGCGGCCAACACCTCCATGAAGCTGGAGGAGCACGACACCGGCGCCGGCGGCGTCGACGGCGCCAAGAGCATGCTCGGCGCGCTCGCGGCCGGCCTCCAGGCCGCCTACGACCAGCTCCCGCCCGACGGCGATGCCGGGGATTGACCTCTCGCGGGTCACGACGATCCTGAGCCCGAAGCAGATCCGCTCGATCGTCGAGGCCCTCCGCGTCGAGCAGATCGCGGTGTGGTCCGGCGCCGTCCGCTCCGGCAAGACCATCGCCTCCCTGCTGGCGTTCCTCATCGCCGTCTCGGTCGCGCCGGACACCGGGCTGATCGTGATGATCGGCAAGACCCGCGAGACCATCGAGCGGAACCTCATCGAGCCGCTCCAGTCGGTCGCGCTGTTCGGCGTGCTGGCCCGCCAGGTCCACCACACCCGCGGCGCCACCACCGCGACGGTCCTCGGCCGCACGATCCACCTGATCGGCGCCAACGACGTCCGCGCCGAGGACCGCATCCGCGGCATGACCATCGCCCTCGCCTACGTCGACGAGGCGACGCTGCTCCCCCGCGGCTTCTGGATGATGCTGCTCTCCCGGCTCTCCGTCGTCGGCGCGAAGCTGTTCGGCACCACGAACCCCGACGGGCCGGCGCACTGGCTGCGGAAGGACTTCCTGCTCCGCGCCGGCGAAGTCGGGCTGCGCAGCTGGCACTTCACCCTCGACGACAACCCGAGCCTCGACCCGGCGTACGTCGAGCGGCTCAAGCGGCAGTACGTCGGCCTGTGGTTCCGCCGGTTCGTGCTCGGCGAGTGGTGCCTGGCCGAAGGCGCGGTCTACGACATGTGGGACCCGGACCGGCACGTCGTCAAGGAGCTGCCGGTCATCGACCGCTGGCTCAGCACGGGCATCGACTACGGCACCACGAACCCGTTCGCCGCGCTGATCCTCGGCCTCGGCCACCCCGAGCAGGACGGCGCCCGCCGCCTGTACCTCACCCACGAGTGGCGCTGGGACTCCAAGCACCAGCGCAGGTCCTTGACCGACGTCGAGTACAGCGAGCGGTTCCGCGGCTGGCTCGGCGAGCTGCCGCACCCGCAGTTCCCCGCGGCGAAGGGCATCTGGCCGGAGTGGACGGTCGTCGACCCGAGCGCCGCGTCGTTCGTGCAGCAGCTGCACCACGACGGCCTCACGCCCACGCTCGCGCGCAACGAGGTCCTCGACGGCATCCGCACCCTCAGCTCGCTGTTCGCGCGCGACCTGCTCAAGGTCCACGAGTCCTGCGAGGGCTTCATCTCCGAAATCCCCGGCTACAGCTGGGACCCCGACAAGGCCGAGAAGGGCGAGGACGCCCCGATCAAGGCAGCCGACCACTCGCTCGACGGCGGCCGGTACGGCATCCACACCACCGAGGCGCTCTGGCGCCCCTACGTCCAGGAAGGACAGGCAGCATGAACTTCGGCGAAGCCCTCAAGGCGCTGCGGCGCGGCGAGAAGGTCACCCGCGCGGGCTGGAACGGCGCCGGCATGTGGCTCGCGCTGCAGGTGCCCGACGAGCACTCGAAGATGCGCCGCCCCTACATCTTCATGCGCCCCGTCGACGGCGACCTCGTGCCCTGGGTCGCGTCCCAGTCCGACCTCCTCGCCACCGACTGGAGCACCGTCGCATGAGCGAGCAGCAGCCCACCAGCGAGCTGATCGACACGGGCAGCCAGAACGTCACCGGCTACCGCAAGCAGACCCCGGACGCGCTCGACACGGTCAACGAGATCAAGCACGTCGAGGAGGTCGTCGCCAAGCTGTGGCGCTGGGTTCGCGCCCGGCCGACCGTGCCGACCGACCCGCGTCAGCTGGCCCTCGCGCGCACCGCGTTCGAGGAGGGCTTCATGCACCTCAACCGCGCGGTGTTCCAGCCGGTCGACCCGTTCGAAGGCGACTGACGTGGTCCAGCGACGTCGGTACGCCACCCGGGACGAGCTGGCCGCGCTGATGGCCGACCGGATGCGCGGCGAGAACGACATGGACTCGACGTGGGAGGACCACGCGAACGCCGCACTGGATGCCCTCGCCGAGCTGCACGTCCCCGTCGACGCGCTCGTGAAGATCATGGCCGAAGAGGAGATCTGACGTGCCGCTCCCCGACAACGGCACGCCGTGGCCGCCCCCGGAGTTCGCCGACGCGCTCGCCCAGATGCACACCTGGGGCGCCTGGTACTCCGGCAACCCCGACCACCTCTCCCGCGCGTACCAGGCGATCGGCCACCAGCTGGTCAACACCCCGAACGTCCGGCCGAGCCAGCTGCGCGGCGGCGTCGTCGGCACCTTCGCGCGCTGGTTCTGGGGCCAGCCCGTCCCGCCCGGCGAGAAGCGGGTGAAGCTGCACGTCCCGATCGCCGCGGACCTCGCCGCCACGAGCGCCGACCTGCTGTTCTCCGAGCCGATCACCCTCACCACCGAGGACAAGGACAAGGCCGCGCAGGAGCAGCTGGACAAGCTGCTCGACGACCAGCTGCACGCGACGCTGCTGGAGTCCGCGGAGCTGTGCGCCGCGCTGTCCGGTGTGTACCTGCGCGCGGTGTGGGACAAGGAGGTCCGCCCCGAAGGCCCGTGGCTCGCGCCCGTGCACGCCGACGCCGCCATCCCCGACTGGCGCTACGGCCGGCTGACGGCGGTCACGTTCGTGCAGGAGCTGCGCGCCGACACCCGCGTCGTCCTCCGCCACCTCGAGCGGCACGAGCCCGGCAAGATCCTGCACGGCCTCTACGAGGGCACCCGGGAGTCGCTCGGCCGCGCGGTCCCGCTCGACGACGCCCCGCAGACCAAGGGCCTGAAGGACGTCGACACCGGCGTCGACAGCCTCACCGCCGTGTACATCCCGAACATCCGCCCGAACCGGCAGTGGCGGCACCTGCCGGCGTGCGCCCCGTTCGGGCGCAGCGACTTCGACGGCGTCGAGGGGTTCATGGACGCCCTCGACGAGACCTACACCTCGTGGATGCGCGACATCCGCCTCGCCAAGGCGCGGATCATCGTCCCCGAGGTGTTCCTCCAGGACCGCGGGCCCGGCAAGGGCGCCATGTTCGACCCGGACCGCGAGGCCTACGAAGGCCTCGGCATGATCCCGGCCGCGGACGGCAGCACGCAGCTGACGCTGCAGCAGTTCGAGATCCGCGTGGAGGAGCACCAGAAGTCCGCGCTCGACTTCGTCGGCCGCATCGTCACCACCGCGGGTTACAGCCAGCAGACGTTCGGGCTCACCGGCGACGTCGCCGTCACCGCCACCGAAGTCGCCGCGCGCGAGCGGAAGTCGCTCATCACCCGCGACAAGAAGATCAAGTACGTGCGGCCTCAGCTGCAGGCCATCCTCTGGACGCTGGCCAAGCTCGGCCAGGTCCACTTCGGATGGCCGGCCGCGCCGAGCGACGCGCCGACGGTGAACTTCCCCGACGCGGTCCAGCAGGACCCGGCGTCACTGTCGCAGACCCTCGCCCAGCTGGAGGCCGCGCGCGCCGCGTCCACCGAGACGAAGGTGCGGATGCTGCACCCGGAGTGGGACGACACCGAGGTCGGCAAGGAGGTCGCCCGGATCCTCCAGGAAGCCGGCCCGGCCGAGGTGCAGAACCCCGAGACCTTCACCGGCCTGCCGGGCGACGAGCCGCCGGCCGACAAGCCCCCGGCGGAGAAGTAGCGTTCCGTGCCGGTCGACCGGACGCTCGGCGCGGACATCGCCGGGACGATCGCCGAGCTGTACCACGGCCTTGAGGTCCAGCTGGCCGACCAGATCTCCCGCCAGCTGCGCGCGGGCATCGCCGAACCGCCGGACGCCGAGAAGCAGTTGGCCGCGCTCGGCATCCTCTCCCGCGGCGCCCGGTCGCTGCTGAACAAGATCCAGGCCGACCTCACCGGCACCGTCGAGCAGGCGATCGTGCTGGCGTACCACCGCGGCGGCGAGGCCGCGATCGCCGAGCTGGCCAAGCGATCCGGCATGTCCGACGACATGCTGGCCGACCTGCGCCGCCAGCTCCCGCAGCTCGGCGCGATCCAGCGCATGGTGTACGCGCTCACCTCGAAGTTGTTGGGCACGCACGTGCGGATCCTGCGCTGGGACCTCGACGCCTACCGCGAGGTCATGGCCAAGACCATGCTGACCGGCACGCTCACCGGCCGGGAGACCCGGCTCCGGACCGCGCAGCGCGCCTGGGAGGAGCTGCTCGCCCGCGGCATCACGGGGTTCGTCGACAAGAGCAACCGCCGCTGGGAACTCGCCTCCTACGTCGAGATGGCCTCCCGCACCGGCACCGCCCAGGCCGCGGTCCAGGGCAACCTCGACCGGCTCGGCGCAGCCGGGATCGACCTCGTCGTCGTCTCCGACGCCCCGCAGGAGTGCGCGCGGTGCCGGCCGTGGGAGGGCAAGGTGCTCGCGCGCACGGGCGCCCCGGGCCCGCGTGAGGCCCGGGTGCTGCACGGCACCCAGGACTGGCAGGTGACCGTCCACATTGCCGGGTCGGTCACCGAGGCCGTCGCCGCCGGGCTGATGCACCCGAACTGCCGGCACTCGTTGTCCGCGTACCTGCCCGGCGTCACCCGGCTCCCGACCGACACAGCCGACCCCGACGGCGACAAGGCGCGGCAGCAGCTGCGCGTGCTCGAGCGGAAGGTCCGCCGGGCGAAGCTCCAGGCCGCCGGCGCGCTCGACCCCGCCGCGAAGAAGGCCTTCGAGCGCGACGTCCGCGCGGCGCAGGCCGAGATCCGCGAGCACATCAAGACCGCACCCACCCAGCTGTTCCGCCAGCCACACCGAGAGCAAATCGGTGCTGCGAGATGAGGAGTCCACAGTGGCGTTCGACTTCGACGCGCTGAAGCCGGAAGCGAAGCGCGCGGCCTTCGCGCACATGCGCCTCGGCAGCGGCGGCCGGCACAAGAAGCTGTCCGCCAAGAAGAAGGCGTCCGTCGAGCACGGCGGAAAGGCCACCCTCAGCGGGAAGCTGACCTCCCCCGGCAGCGGCTCGCTGAAGGGCAAGCTGTCCCCGGCGGACCACGACAGCGGCGCCGTGCGCGGGAAGCTGCCCGTCGCCAAGGCCCGCCCGGCCGCGAAGAAGGCCGCCCCGGCCGCGAAGCCCGCGGCTGTGCCGGACACCCCGGAGAGCCGGTTCGACGCGGCGCTGACCGAGGACGTCAACAAGCTCACCGGGGGCAAGTACCAGGGCTGGGCTGGGATGGTCGACCTCCGCAAGACCCTCGACGCCCGCGGTCTTTCCCGCGCTGAGCAGGACAAGCAGCTCAAGCGGATGAGCGCCGAGGGAAAGATCAGCATCGTCCCGGAGGACAACCGCAAGGCCCTCCGGGAGGAAGACCACGATGCCGCCATCCACATCGGCGGCGAACCGAACCACCTGGTCACCCTCGCCGACGACCCCAACCGCCCCAACGCCGCGCCGCGGACGTCGGCGCCCGCACCGGCCCCGGCTCCGAAGAAGCCCGCGGCGAAGCCGGTCGAGCAGGACCTCGGCGCCCTCGCGAAGGACTTCGTGGAGATGCACGGCCACGAGAGCGTGGCGCCCCGCATCGCGTTCCTGGAGAAGAAGAAGCGGCTCCTCCCGGGCGAGCGCGCGCAACTGGCCGCGCTCAAGACGCTCGGCAAGAAGTAGGGAGGCCCACGTGGCCGACACACCGAAGCTCGGCTCCGGCACGAGGTTTCGCAAGCTCGTCGCCCAGCTGGCGGCGAAGGGCACCAGCGACCCGAAGGCGCTCGCCGCGTCGATCGGGCGCAAGAAGTACGGCGCCCAGCAGTTCGGGCGACTCGCCGCCAAAGCGGCCAAGTCGCGGAAGTCCGAGTAGACCGTCCAGGAAGGACGTACGATCATGGCAGCAACGTCGAAGGGGCCAGGCGCCCCGCACGACGGGACCGCCCTTCCGGTCCACCCGCGCACCGGGCTCACCGCAGTCGGGATCGTGGCGGGAAAGCCGGTGTGGCCCATCAAGGGCGCATCGCCGGACCACGGCGGCGGGGAACCGAGCGGCCAGGCGCCGCAAGGAGACCAGCCGCCCGCAGCACCGCCCGCGCAGCAGCAGGCACCCGGCCAGGCGCCGGCCGCCCAGCAGCAGGGCACCGACCCGCAGGACATCGCTTCGCTGCCCGAATGGGCACAGAAGCAGATCCGTGACCTGCGGACCGAAAGCGCCAACCACCGCACCGCCAAGCAGACCGCGGCTCAGCAGGCCCAGGCGGCCCAGCAGCAGCGCGACGCGATCCTCAAGGCCCTCGGACTCACCTCCGACGGCGACGACGCCCCGCCCGACCCCGAGGCCCTGGCGGCCCAGGTCACCGACCAGCAGGCGATCAACTGGGAAATCGGTGCGGAGAACGCGATCCTCCGGGTCGCGGGCGCGGCCGGCGCGAACGCGGACGCCCTGCTCGACAGCACGAGCTTCCTCGACAGCCTCGAGGAGTTCATCGCGGACGACCCGAAGTCGGATGCCTTCCGCACGAAGCTGCAGGCCCACATCAAGACCTGGGTCTCCACCCACCCGAACCACAAGGCCACCACGGGCGCCGCCCGCTCCGGTGGCGACCACCCCGGCGGCGGCACGCCGCCCACGATCCAGCGCCCCACCGGCCTCGGTGCGGCCGTACGCCGCCGCATGAGCGGCAGCTGACCCAAGGAGACTGACCATGGCGATCACGCTCGCCCAGGCGAAGGTCAACGTCCAGGACGACGTGACCTTCGCCGTCATCGACGAACTGCGCCGTTACTCGTGGCTGCTCGACCAGATCGTGTTCGACGACGTCGTGAACCCGACCGGCGGCAGCACGCTGACCTACGGCTACACGCGGCTGATCACCGCGGCCGCGGCCGCGTTCCGCGCGATCAACAGCGAGTACGTGGCCGGCCAGGCGACCCGGCAGCGGTTCACCAGCGACCTCAAGCCCCTCGGCGGCACGTTCAACATCGACCGCGTGCTCGCCGCGCTCGGCGAGGCGGCCACCAACGAGGTCACGTTCCAGCTGCAGCAGCTGGTCATCGCCATCAAGGTGAAGTTCCAGACGGAGCTGATCCTCGGCGACACCGCCGTCGACGCCAACGGCTTCGACGGCCTGTCCAAGGCGCTGGCCGGCTCCTCGACCGAGTACGTCCCGAACAGCGCGACCACGCACTACGCGGACTGGTCGCCGGCAACGATCAACTCGGTCGACAAGGCCAACGACGCCCTGGACATCCTGGACGAGTTCCTCTCGACGATCCACCCGTCGCACACCGGCGGCGGCCTGGGCGGCCCGGACGACGTCCCGCCGGGCACGAAGGGCATCCTCGGCAACACCGCGTCCATCACCCGCGTGCGCAGCCTCGCGCGGCGCGCGGGCATGTACACCAACACCAAGGACGACCTCGGCCGCATGGTCGAGCGGTACGGCCCGTGGGTGCTGGTCGACATCGGCGACAGGATGGACGGCTCCGCGCCGATCATCCCGATCGAGACCCGGGACGCGGACGGCGCCGGCGCGGGCGGCAACATCCCCAACCTCACCGACCTCTACGCCGTGAGCTTCGGCCTGGACGCCTTCCACGGCGCCTCGGTCGCGAACTCGCAGCTGGTCCGCACGTGGATGCCCGACTTCGAGCACGCCGGCGCGGTCAAGACCGGCGAGGCCGAGATGGGCCCGGTCACGATGGTCCTCAAGAACTCCAAGACCTGCGGCGTGCTCCGCAACGTGAAGATCCGGTGACCGCGATGACGTGGAAGATCACCACCACCCAGGTCAAGGACTTCACCGGCACGGTCGTCGGCGTGGCGTTCGCCAAGGGCGAGGCCACCACGGACGACCCCGCGGCCCTCCGGTACTTCCGGACCCGCCCGGACGGCTACGACGTCCAGGTCGTCGACGAGGGCCAGGCGCCCGCCGAGCCGCCCGCGCCCCCGGCCGAACCGCCAACGCCGGCCGAACCGCCGACACCAGCCGAGCCCGAGCCGACGCCGGCCGAGCCGGTCAAACCCGAGCAGAAGCCGGCCACCCGCAAGCCGGCCGCGCCGAAGCCCGCCGACGGCACGGCGAAGTGACCGCGGGCCCGGCCGGCACGGGAGACCCGGCCGGGCCCGCTTCCCCACCGACAAGGAGGTGAAACCGTGGTACTCGTCTACGCCACCCGCGACGAACTCGTCGCCTACGCGCCCGCGAACCTGAAGGCCCGCGTGCCGGACGAGCCGGAGGCGACACGGCTGCTCACCTCCGCCTCGCAGGTGATCCGCCGGGCGACGAAGACGGCGATCTACGACACCGACGCCCAGAACTACCCGTCCGACGTGGACATCCGGCAGGCGTTCCGCGACGCCACGTGCGCGCAGGCGCTGTGGTGGACGGAGACCGGCGACGAGACCGGCGTGGCCGGGCAGTTCCAGTCGATGTCCATCGGCTCCGTGTCGCTCTCTCGTGGCTCGGCGAGCGGCGCCGCGGCGGCCGGCGGGCAGCAGCTGGCGCCGAAGGCCGAGACCGAACTGCGCGACGCCGGCGTCCTCGCCGGGTCGATCGTGCAGACCTACCCGTGGGAGGGCTGGTTCTGATGCTCCCGGCCATCCTGCTCCAGCACACCGTGACCATCGAGCCGTTCCAGGGCAACGGCGCCAACGGGCCGGTGTACGGGGCGCCCGTCGTGGTGCCGTGCTTCCGGGACGACAAGCGGCGGCTCGTCCGCGGCGCGAACGGCAGCCAGGTCGTGTCGGAGTCCACTGTGTACTGCCAGCCCGGCACCGTCGCGCCCCCGGAGTCCCGGATCGACCTCGGTACCCGCGTCGCGACCGTGATCACCTCGGCCGACCGCGACGGCGGCACCCTGCCGGTCCCCTCGCACGTGGAGGTGAACTGCACGTGAGCATCCGCGCAGCGGTGAACTGGAACGGCGACCAGGTCGACGAGCGCGCCGAAGCCGCAGCCGAACTCGGTCTCCTGCTCGGCGCCGAGCACGTGCTGCAGGCCTCTCGCGCGGTCGTCCCGCTCGAGGAAGGCACGCTCGAACGCTCCGGCACGGCGACGCAGGAGGGGCTGACGGCGGCGGTGTCGTACGACACGGTGTACGCCCGGTACCAGCACGAGCGGCTCGACCTGCGCCACGCCAACGGCCGCACCGCGAAGTACCTCGAGGGCCCGCTGAACGCCGAGCGCGAGACGGTCGGCGAGATTATCGCGGCCGAGCTGCGGAGGGCCCTCGAATGACCTTCTCCGAAGACCTGCTCAAGGGCCTGGCCGCGTTCCTCGACGCGGCCGGCGTCGGAACGTACCGCGGCGACGGCTCGGCCTACCTGCCGAGCGAGACGGCGATCGTGTTCGCCGCGATGCCGTCCAGCCCCGACCGGGCGATCGTGCTGTCGGACTACCCGGTCGCCGACGACGCGTCCCTGTCGGACTCGGTCGTCGGGATGCAGGTCCGCTGCCGGGGCGGCGCCGACCCGAACGACGTCAAGCACGTCGCCGACGCCGTTTTCGACGTCCTGCACGGCAAGTACGCCTTCGACCTCGGCCCGGTGCACGTCGTCGAGGCGCTGCGCCGCTCCGGTGTCCCGCTCGGTCGCGACGACAGCAACCGGTGGGAGCACAGCGACAACTACTACCTGACCGTCCACAGGCCCTCGGCCAACCGCACCTAGGAGAACGACCATGCCTGTTCCCAACCGAGTCCCGCTCGGTGCCTCGACCACCGCCCGGAAGTGGTACCTCGACGTCGACACGAACTTCAGCACCGTGTCCCCGAACTGGGTCGGCGTGTTCGGCATCACGGAATTCCAGCCGAAGTCCGACCCGACCATGCAGGACGACTCCGACTACGACGCGCGCGGCTACGGTTCGGAGACCAAGACCGCGGAGAAGTGGTCCCTGGTGATGAAGGTCGCCCGCAAGGTCACCGTCGCGGACGCCACCGTGTACGACGCGGGCCAGGAGTACCTGCGCTTGCGCGCGATCGGCAAGATGGGCCCCGACAACAGCGTGCACGTCCGCTGGTACGAAATGACGCCCAACGGGCCGCGCGTCGAGGCCTACGACGGCATCGCGTCGGTCACCTGGTCGCCGGACGGCGGCAAGATGTCCGATCTGGACATCGTGTCGGTGACCCTCGGTGGCCAGGGCGCGCAGAACGCGATCACGCACCCGAACACCGGCGCCGTGATCCCGGTCATCACCGGCCTGACGCCGGCGGGCGGGCTCGCCGCGGGCGGCAACCTGCTCCGCATCCAGGGCACCAACTTCACCGGCGTCACCGGCGCGACCGGCGTCAAGGTGGGCGGCACCAACGCCACCAGCTACGACCTGATCTCCGACGGCCTCATCGAGGCCATCGTCCCGGCGCACGCCGCCGGGCAGGTCGACGTCGTCGTCACCAACGCGGCCGGCGCCTCGGCGGCCACCGCCACGACGAAGTACACCTACAGCTGATGGCCCTCAAGGACCTCACCGAGTACCTCCAGGACGACGTCCTGGAGGTCAAGGTGTCGGGCAAGGCGCATCCGGACGGCAAGACCTACCGGATCGCCGAGCCCGACGCCCACACCGGCCTCTACCTGATGGCGCTGGCCCAAACCGCCACCAGGGCCGCCTCCGGCGCCGAAGTGACCGCGGACGAGCTGGCCAGCCTCCAGTTCGAAGGCGGCCGCGAGGTCGACCTCACGCGGATGGTGCTCGGCGACGTCTACGACGAGCTGTGCACCGATCAGGTGCCGTTGCGCAAGATCGCCGGGGTAACGCAGTACGCCTTCGTGCACTTCACGATGGGCGAGACGGTCGCGGAACAGCTGCTGCCGTCGGGGGAAGCCCAAGCCCCGAACCGGAACGCACGCCGGAAGGCGTCACGGGGCGGGGCGACGTCGACGACGCAACGGGGCTCCACCGCTGGTACGACCTCACCCCGGAAGCCCAAGCGAAAGCCGAAGGCAACGTAGGCCCGACCTGGATCGAGCTGCTCACCCACTGGGCGCTCGTCGAGGCGGACCTGCACGAGCTGTACGGCGTTGACGCTGGGGACCTGGCCCTGATGAAGGCCAGGCCCTGGCGATGGCTCCGCGTCCGCATCCAGGGCCTGCTCCAGTCCCCCGACACCCGCGTACACCGGGTGTTCTTCCCCCCGCCCCCACCGCCTGACCCCCGAAGGAGGTAGCCGCCTTGCCGCTCAACATCGGCGAACTGGTCGCCTACCTCAAGATGGAGAAGGACGCCAGCTGGGATCGGGCGAAGACGTCCGCGAAGAGCGACCTCGAGGACATCGCCGACGAAGCCGAGCGCTCCGGCAAGAAGATCGACAAGTCCACGAAGGACGCGGCCAAGAACGTCGAGAAGAACTTCAACGGCATGGCCTTCGGCGGGCTCAGCGTCGGCCTGCCCGCCGCGGCGGCTGTCGGCGCGGCCGGCGTCGCCGCGGCGCTCACGATCGCCACCGCCGCGTTCGTCGGCGTGGGGCTCGGCGCAGCGCTGGAAAGCCGGAAGGTCTCCGACGCCTGGAGCACCACCTCCAACCACATCACCGACCAGACCAACCAGATGTCCACCGTCCTCGAGGACGGTCTGGTCGGCGCGGCGGGGGACGTCGACGCTGCGTTCTCGCGGATGGCGCCCCGGATCCAGCAGGGCATGAAGGACGCCGCTCCCGCCGTGCGGGAGCTGGTCGGCGCAGCCACCGACCTCGCCGAGGAAGCGCTCCCCGGCGTCGAGGTGGCCGCGCGCAACGCTCTCCCGCAGATCAAGGGAATCCGTGACTTCGCCGGGCAGGCCGGCGCCGGCGTCTCGGACATGTTCATCGCGATGTCCCGCGGCTCCGTGGACGCCGGCGCGGGAATGCGGCAGCTGGGCGGCATCACGCGGGACCTGCTTGGGTTCCTCGGCCAGCTGGTCACCAACCTGGCGGCCAACCACAACGAGCTCGGCGTGCTGCATGGCGCGCTCAACCAGGTCGAGGACGCGCTGCTCGACGCGACCTCCTCCGGCTCCGGGCTGATCGGGTTCCTGCACGGCGCCGCGCAGGCGGGCTCCGGCACCATCGGAGTGCTCAGCGGGCTGGTGAGCATGCTGGCCGCGCTGCCCCCGCAGGTGACCCAGTTCGGTGGGTCCCTCGTGGCCACGAACATGATCCTGTCCAAGTTCGGTGTGGACGGGACGAAGGGCTTCGACGGGTTCATCGACAAGGTGAAGGCCGCCAAGGGCCCAGTCGAGACGCTGAAGGCCGCGGGCACCGGCCTGATCGAAGGCGCCTTCAACCCCGCCGCGATCGCCACCGTCGGCCTCTCGATCCTGCTGTCCGAGCTTGGCCGCCGCCAGCAGGAAGCCGCGCAGAAGGCCGCCGAGCACAAGGAAGCCGTTCGGCTGCTCGTCGACGCGCTGCGCCAGGACGCCGGCGTCGTCGGCGAGGCTTCCAAGGCCGCCGTCGCCAAGGGCTTGGCGGACAAGGAAGCTGCGAGCAACGCGGGTGCGCTCGGCATCAGCATGGCCACGGTGCAGGCCAGCGCTCTCGGCAACTCCGTCGCGCTGGAGACCCTGAAGCACCACACCGATTTCATGATCGACGGCTGGGAGCGGTCCGGGCAGCTCACCGACGCGCAGGCCGAGGCGCTGAAGAAGAACACGACCTGGCTGCGCGAGAACGGCGGCGCGGCGAACACCGTCGTCAACGACTACGGCAACCTCACCGCCGAGCAGCAGAACGCGCTCCGCGCAGCCGAGAACCTCACCGGCGCGGTCGGCCAGCAGATCAAGGCCGCCCGGGACGCTCACGACACCTACATCGCCCAGGAGGAAGGGCTCACCGGGCTGTCGAAGGCGTACATCGAGGTCCGCGACCGCGCGCTGGAGGCGTACAACGCCACCCAGCAGCTGAACAACGCGCAACTCGGTCTCCGCGGGGCGGTGCTCACCACCCAGGAGGCAACCGAGAAGTACGACAAGGTCATGAAGGACCACACCGCCAGCACCCGCGACAAGGAGAAGGCGACACTCGACCTCGAGCGCGCGCAGCAGGCGGAGATCAACGCGGCCTACCAGCAGGGCGTCGCCGCGTCGAAGGCGACCACCGACACGGCCAAGCAGGCCGACGGGATGCGCGCGGCGAACGCCGAAGCGATCAAGCTGGCGTCCAGCTTCAGCGGCCCGCTCCCGGCGAGCCTGCAGCAGACCATCTCCAAGATGACCGTCACCGAGGCACAGGCGCTCGGCCTGAAGGTGTCGATCAACAACGTCGGCCAGGCCGTGTACACGCTGCCCAACGGCAAGCAGATCGTGCTCACCGGCGACGCCTCGCAGGCGCTCGATGCGGCGTACGCCGTGCAGAAGGCGCTCGCTGACCTGCACAACAAGACGGTCTACGTGGACATCGTCCAGCGCGGCAAGTCCCCGACGGGGATCAGCCCGACCGGCGCGCCGGTCTACAGCGCCAGCGGCAACTACGTCGCCCGGTTCGCCTCCGGCGGGCTCTCCGCCACCGACAGCATGCAGCCGCTGTCCAGCTCGGTCGGCATGGTGGTGCCGCCGGGCACTGAGCGCGTGGTCGGTGACAACCAGCTCTACGACGAGCTGTACGCGCCGCTGAACGGGTCCGCGCGCACCCGCGACCTCATCACGGCGGGCGCCCGGCACGAGGGCATCGGGCTGGACGTCCCGGTGCCCGTGCCGGTCCAGCGCGACCGCGCGCTGGTCCAGATCGACCACTTCCACCCGCCGGCGAACGCCTCACCGTGGGACGTGGCCGAGGACCTCGACTGGATCTCTCGGACGGGGGGCTGACGTGGCCGGCGAACTCATCACCCAGGACGGGCAGCTCCAGTGGCGCGGGCTGCTGCTCGGCGCCGGATCCGCCTACAAGCTCACCAACCTGGAGGGCTGGCTGGACCTGCCGGACATGCGCGACGGCGACGTGCCGTTCGACAGCTACCACGGCAGCCAGCCCGGCCAGCTGCTCTCCGACCGTCGCACCGTGACCCTGTCCTTCACCATCAGCACCGACCCGGCCGGGTTCACCGCCGCGCAGAAGGCCCTCCGGGCCGCGACCGCGCCCAACGAGAACCCTGCCGAGGAGCCGCTGATCGTCCAGTGGGACGGGGTCAAGGCGATGGTCAACGCCCGCTGCGTCCGCCGCTCCATCCCGGTCCCGCGCAGCAACGGCACCGGCTACACCCAGGGCGCCATCCAGTGGCGGGCCACGAACCCGCGGCTGCTGCACCTGCCCCAGGTCGTCGCCGGGCCGGTGAGCCCGCCCGTCGCCGGCACCGGCGGCCTCATCTACCCGCTGGTCTACCCGCTGGTCTACGGGGCGGCGCAGTCCGGCGGCGAGCTGGTGCTGGAGAACGAAGGCAACGCACCAGCCCAGCCGGTCTTCCGGATCACCGGGCAGTGCACCGGGCCGACGATCACCAACCCCGACACCGGCCAGCAGCTGGAGTTCGACCCCGCCTACGTCCTCCCCGCCGGCCGAACCCTGTCGCTCACCCACGAGACCCGCTCGGTCCTGCTCGACGACGGCGTCTCGCGAAGCAACCAGCTCATCACGCGGCAGTGGTTCACGCTGCCCGTCGGGATCAGCCGCGTGCGCTTCACCTCCGCCGACGGCCAAGGGCTGCTCGAAGCCCTCTACTACTCCACTTCGATCTGAGAGGAATCCCATGGCAGAGAGGCATTCCTCGGCCGTCCAGCAGGTCGCCGGGGTCGGTCAGCAGACCGTTGAAGACGTCCGGCTCACCCAGAGCGCGCTCTGGACGCCGTCCGGGCTGATCACCTCCCGGCCGGGCATCATCCCGTCCGGCACCGCGGCCGCGCCCGGCAGCGTCCTCGCCACCTCGCCCACCCCGAACGGGTTCGTGCACGTCCAGCCCGGCCGGCTCGTCGTGCAGTCGGTCCGCGGCGGCGGCGTGTACGTGATGTGCCTGGACGCGATCAAGGACATCAACATCCTCAGCACGAGCGCCGACCCATCGAACGCCCGTCGAGACCTGATCATCGCCCAGCAGAACGACGCCTACTTCGGTGACGCGAACAGCGACATGGTCGTGCGCCAGGTCGTCGGCACCCCGTCCGGGGCCCCGGTCGACCCCGTCGTCACCGGCAGCCAGGACTACCTCGTTCTCGCGCGCGTGACCGTGCCCGCGGGCGCGACCACCATCACCACCGGCAACATCACCAACCTCGCCACCCAGCTCACCGTCGCCACCGGCGGACTCCTCCCCGTGGCCGACGTCACCGAGCGCGCCGCGATCGCCCAGCCCTACGACGGCATGGCGATCTACCGCCGCGACCTCGACTGGATCGAGACCTACGACGGCACCGCCTGGCGCGCGCCGATGTGGTGCCGCACCACCGCGCTCGCCAACATCACCAACCCGGTCACCGGGCAGATGGCACTGCTCACCACCGACAACTACGTCTACCGCTGGACCGGCTCCGCCTGGTCCCCGGTGTTCGCGGCCTCGAAGGTCGGCGGCGAGTGGACCGCGAACGCCAACCAGAGCATCACGGCCAACTCCGGCGCGAACAAGCTGACCTTCGGCGGCGTCCGGATCCCCGCCAACGGCGTCACCCTCACCACCAGCAACACCGTCAACATCGCCGTCGACGGCAACTACTCGATCTACGCCGCCGCGGGCGCCGCGTTCAACGCGGGCAACAACTTCGGCGTCGGCATCTACGGCACCGGCGGCGCCCCAGCCGCCGGCCAGTCCTGGTACGCCGCACCGCACTTCGCCAGCGGGCAAACCGAAGCCGCCTGCTCCGCGACCCGGTTCTTCGCTGCGGGCACGCAGCTGTGCGCCTACCTGTACAACAACGGCAACGCGCTGACCCTGAACCCCACCACCGGGCGGGTCGCGGAGTTCGCCGTGTGGCGGGAGCTGTGATGACCGCGCCGGTCTACAGCTACCAGATCGCCGACCTCGCCTCGAACCGGATCCTCGAGGACGTCGTCCTGACCGGGGTGAAGTTCAACAAGCCGCTCAACTCCAGCGGCAAGTTCTCCGCGAGCTGGAAGCTCGGCGAGGACACCGCGCACCTGGACGCCTACGACCTCACCATGCCGTGCCGTCGCGTCGTCTACGCGTTCCGGGACGACCGGCCGATCTGGGGCGGGATCATCTGGACCCGCGCCTACGACTCCAAGACGCAGACCGTCGCCATCGGCGCCGGGGACTGGTGGTCGTACTTCGACCACCGCAAGGTGCTGCCGGTCTTCGCGCCGAACGGCACCCTCACCCAGGTCGCCGCGCTGGCCCTCACCTACACCGCGACCGACCAGAACGCCATCGCCCGCGGCCTGGTCGCCGCCGCGCAGGCGCACACGGGCGGGAGCATCGGCGTCGTCCCGGCCGACACCGCGACCTCCGGGCAGCTGCGGGACCGCACCTACAACGGCTACGACCTCACCGCGACCGGCGACGCGCTCACCAACCTCTGCAACGTCATCAACGGCCCCGACATCGTCTTCGACGTCCTCCCCGGCGCCTCAGCACCGCAGCGGGTCATCCGCGTCGGCACGCCGTCGCTGGGCGCGCAGGGCTCCGCGCACCGCTGGGAGATCGGCGGCAACACCAGCGCCTACGCCTGGCCGAGCGACGGCACCCGGATGGCCACCCGCGCATTCGCCACCGGCCAGGGCGTCGAGCTCGGCCTCCCAATCGCGGTCTCGGAGGACACCACCAAGTACGCCGGCGGCTACCCGCTGCTCGAGCTGGAAGGCCAGTACGGCTCCGCCGAGGACGTCGGCACCCTCACCGGCCACGCCCAAGCCGACCAGCAGGTCGGCCGGATGCCCGTCGTGTTGCCGAAGCTGCTCGTCCGCGGCGACCAGTCCCCCACCGCCGCCGAGGTCGACCGCGGCGACGACGGCTGGCTCACCATCCCGCCGGACCGCTTCCACAAGACCGGCTGGGAAGGCCCGGTCCGGGTCGTCGACATCGCCTTCGCGCCGGGCGGCGACGCCGAGCGAGTCGAGCTGACGATGGCGCCGCTGCTGGACGGAGTCGCCTGATGGGGCAAATCAACCTGCCGGCCAACCTCCTCGACCGGCTCAAGCGCGCCGAGGCCCAGATCACCCAGCTGTGGAAGAACGTCGGGCTCTCTTCGGCCACCATCGCCGCCGGTGGGCTGACGCTGCTGAACAACGCCTACCTGAAGATGCTCGGCGCCAGCAACAACGAGATCGTCTACATCGGACCCGACGGACTGGGCAACCAGGTGGTCCGGATCCGCGACGCTGCGGGCAACATCATCTTCGGGAGTGTGTCGGCAGGCGGCGCCAGCCAGCGCGTCGCGATCAACCCGAACCCAGCCGGTTCAGCAAGGATCGAGTTCTACGACGACGGCAACACCACCGACCGGGTCTCGCTCTCCCTCAACGGCGGCAACTTCGTGCAGCAGCGCGAAGTCCAGGCGACGAGTTCGATCAACGGCGGCAAGGTCTCGTTCTACAACGGATTGACCTACTTCGGCCACCAGACGGCGTCTCTCGATACCTACCTTCGGTTCAACAACAGCGGCGAAATCGCTCTGCGCGGAAAGTGGACCCAGGACAACTCCGAGTTCAACGAAACCGCGGTTTTCGTCGGAAACTACGACCTCGGCAGTGCAGCAACCGGCGCGTCAGTGTCCTGGGGACCGACGATGGCCACCCGGATGTCCCTCGTCACGGACATTTTCCTCAGCGGCGGAACTGTCACGTCGCACAACATCGACGCGATCAGCCAGACCGGGTTCGGCGTGCGCTGGAGCCCATCTTCGACCGTCCGCGTGATGTACCACGGTCTTCGAATCAACCAGGCATGGTGACCATGAAAATCATCGATGTGCAGCGAGTCGACAAGGGCGACAGCAGCTACTGGGCCATCATCCTCGAACTGTCCGATGAGGACGGAACGGTTCACAATCGCGCACACATCATGCCCGCCGACACGCTGGAATGGCGGGCAGCCGAGTACGGCATCGACCCTGCCGACACCGCGACGCTGCTGGACGTCGTGCTCGCCGAGCCGTACCTGTCCGAAGAGGACTGGGCCACCGGCCACCAGCTGCACGACGCGCCGGACATCGACACCGCCCGCCGCGCCCACATCGCCCGCTGCGCCCGCGCGAAGCTGCGCCACCGGCTATCCACCCGCACCCGGGCGGCCACGAAGGACACACCGGCCGTTCCGAACCCGTGCCAGCGCGTCGCCGACGAGTCCCCGCTGCACCCCGAAGCCATCGAGCTGAAACGCCAGCTCGTTCAGCAGGCCCGCGCCGCGCACGCCCAGGCGCGCGCGGCCGCACCCCCGGACCGGATCGCCGCGCTGCGCGCGGCTGTTGAGAGAGGCCAGCCCGCATGAGCCCCAGCGACGAGCCCGGCTCGACGAACTACCTGCTCGGCCGGATCGACGGGAAGATCGATCGCCTCGACGAGAAGCTCGACAGCCAGGGCCAGACCCTGGCCGGGCACGCCGAACGACTCGTCGCCGTCGAGCGTGACGTCCGCGACCTCAAGACCGCACGCGCCAGCGACCAGCAGCAGCGCGACGGCGGCATGAGCGCGATGAAGGTCGCCATCGTCGCCGCGGTCACCTCCGGCCTGATCGGCGGGGGCTTCACCGTGATCCAAGCCGTCACCAAGAGCTGAAGGGAGACCGACGTTGCGCACGATGTACGACGCCGTCACGGCGGGGAACATCCTCAAGAAGGACAAGCGGCCGATGCTGGTCGCGGGCTACATCGACCGCATCAAGCTCGCGCCGTGGACCGACGCCGACTGGGCGCTCTTCCCGGACGCGCTGAAGGTGCGGATCGTCAAGAAGGCGTCCACGAACGACGGTCACGTCCTGGACGTCGAGCCCGGCGACGCCACCCCGGCCCAGGCGCCTGGGTGGGCGGCAATGCGGCGGCGCTCCGGGTTCGCCTACCCGGTGATCTACTGCAACCGCTCGACCTGGCCGCTGGTCAAGGCCGCGTTCGCCGACCAGGGCGTCGAGCCGCCGCTGTACTGGATCGCCACCGCCAGCGGCCGGCCGGAGATCCCGGCGGGCGCGATCGCCGCGCAGTACCTGCTCGACGTCGCGCCCGGCATCGACGTGTCCGCCGTCGCGGACTACTGGCCCGGCGTCGACCCGGCGCCGACCTCACCCGGCGGCTCGGCCGCCTCGACCACGGGAGTGGAACTCATGGAGCGCATCACCGTCACCCCGCCCAACACCGGCCAGAACACCGTCCGGCTCAACCTCTCCGGCAGCGCCGGCGCCGCGATCATCGTGCGGCCGCGGATCAACCGCGACGGCGTGGCGAAGCCGATGTGGGTCGGCAACATCTTCGCGTGGGGCTCCGACAAGATCGGCGTCGGCCACAACCCGAAGTCCGACCCGGGCTACGTCGACCGGCTGACCTCGCACCGGCGCTTCGCGCTGCCGGGCGCGGTGTGGGCCGACCTCGAGTACAGCGCCGCCGAGCCGTTCGACATCGACGTCGTCGGCTGACCAGCCAGAAAGAGGACAGAACCGTGACAAAGCTCGTCGCCTGGTGGCGCACGCTCCGGGCCGCGCTCGCGCGAACCCGCAAGACCACGGCCGCGGTGTGGAGCACGCTCACCCCGCCGGCGCTCGTGGGCGTCCTGGCGCTGCTCGGCGTCCACATCGACACCGCGCGCGCCGTGCTGATCCTCGGCGTCGGCACCGCGCTGCTCGCGCCGGCCGCCGTCTACCGGGCCAAGGCGAACGAACCGCCCGCCTGACCGACACCCCGGCACGACAAGGGCCCGCGCTCACCTCGAGCGCGGGCCCTCCTCGTCGTGTTCAGCCCAGGGTCACTTCGCAGGTGACCGACTCGATCGTGGGCGCGTCCACGTTCTGCGCCGGGCCGTACCCGGTCGCGAAGGTCTGCGGAACGATGCTCGGCTTCGCGCCCTTCGCGTCGGCCAGCTGCTTGCCGGCCTTGTCCACCACGTGGCACCAGGGCGCGTCGCCGGAGGACGTCACCGTCACGAAAACCGACTTGGACGCCGTGAAGTCGCGTCCGTCGGTGCCGTCGTAGGCGTCCAGCCGTGTTGGTACGCCGCCGTCGATCATCACCGAACCGCCCAGGTTGCCGATGATGCTGACGTGGACCTGTTGTGCTGCTGGAGCCGCGCCCGCCGACGGCAGCGCCAGCACGAGGGCGACGGCGACGACCGCCAGGGCCGCGCCGACGATCGCGCCCTTCTGGCCCTTCAGCTGCTTCAGGTCCAACATCGAGTTCCCTCCCTGGTTTCCTCCAGGCGTCGGTTTGATCATGCTCCGCGTTACTAGCGATCGCGGTTCCACTCCGTGGCCGTGTGCACGAACGGGCGCGGTCTGGTCCGCCCGCCCCGGGCGACCCTGCGGGACTGCTTTCCAGGGATGCGCCGATGGAGGACGGGGCGGGCGGAGCTGGATACCCGGCCGGCGCGACGACGAGGGGTACACCGCGCCGGCCGGGTGGTCACTCGCCACGTTCGATCCGCGCCGCCAGCTCGGGCTGCAGCTCGCGGCCGAGCCAGCGGTCGAGCTCGACGCGGCGCACCGACTCGTGGATCTCGTCGTCGGAGGGTAGGGCTGCAGAGTTGACCGCGACCGTCATGTCCTTTCGCGGGATGTCCACGAAGAACGCGTCGACGTCGTGCGGCTCGCATGCGGTCCGGAGAGCCGCTTTCCACGTATCCAGATCGCAGTCGTCGCCGAGCGCTTCGCGTGGCAGCACGACCCACAGGCCGAGCGCGAGCTTCTGCGCCAGCTCGGCGGCGTCTCGCACGTAGTAGGGCTCCGCCACGGTGCCCACGGCTACGCCACCAGGTGCCGGATGAACGCGGTGAATGCGTCGCCGCCGAAGACGAGCGTCGGCTGATCCGGCCGGTCGCCTTCCTTGGTGTCCCGCACGCCGACGACGCCGGCGCCGGTGCCGATCTCGACGCAGTTGTCGTGGTCGTCGCGGGTGCACCACGTCGACATGCGCCAGCCGGCCAGCTCGGGTTTGCTGCTCATCCGGTGATCTCCTTCGGTTGGGGTGGGCGCCGCAGCCCTCGCGGCTGCAGCGGGATGCGCGGCGGCTCGGCCGGCACTACGTGCAAGCGGCGCTGCGCCGCCCGGGCGGCCCGGTCGCTCGCGTACATCTCGGCGCAGGCCCAGCACGGCTCGGGTACGACGCGCGGCGGCGTGAGGTCGAAACTCGCGTGCACGACGACCCGGCACAGCGTCGTCAGCTGTTCTCCGGCCGCGGGCATCCGGACGAGCCGGAGCCTGTGCGCTACCCCGTCGACGACCAGGCGGACCGCATCAAGGTCGACGTACACCAGGCCCGTCATCGCGGCCGCCGCCGCCAGGTCCGCTGTGCCACTTCGGCGTCAGCCAGGGTCTGGCCCATGTTCAGTTCGATTCGTTCCCGCATGGGGGCGCTGAAGAGCGCGGTGGGGCCGCCGTTACCGCGGCCACCGCCTTCGAACGGCGCTCGGGCTGGCTCGATCGCGATCCCTGCGACTGGACGACCCTCGACGTCCGTCGTCACGCCGGTGATCACGTCGACCTGCGCGCCGGCCGAGTCGACCGTTCGCAGGATCCGCGGGTTCGTCCACCCTCGCGCCGTCAT